TGCCATCCAAGTCTCGTGCTGAGGCAGTGTCTGAGCCTGTTACTTTATTCCTCCTGTTCAGGGAGGTTGGGCTCAATATCACTGGAGATTTTACCACGTACAACGAGCCCGTGGGGTACCAAGACCCCAAGGTTAAGTCAACTGAAGTGGAGAAAGCAGTTGTTGAGATAAACCCTGGAGTGGTTTGTTACTCCACAGCTGAGGTACTCGTCCCCGAGAAAATCCATTCATTGCCCACCTCAGATGCCACTGTGTTTGTGCCCACCGCTGACTCAGTAGAGGAAGCGTGGGTCGAACGCATGCATAAAGGTGAGGAGAAATCTCGGAAGGAAGGCTTCTCTACGAAGGAGGAAGACATCGTTGCGTGGGTTGGGTGGCCGGGTGATCTGAAGGACTTTGCCGCAGAATTTGCGGGGCTCTTTTGTGAAGAAACACTCCCATGGTTTGGTGAGGAAAAACAAACTGAGCAGCCGTTCTGTGACGTAGAGGTGATGGAGAGCTTAGATCAGCCTAAGCACAAAGCTGAGAGACGCCGGCAAGTTCATCTTGACGGTCTGTCTGATGTCCTGAAGGTATCTACCTTCCGCAAGGCTGAGGGCTATACGGAGCTCAAAGATCCGCGCCTCATTAGCAACTGTCCTTCCAACTTCAAGCATGAGTACTCTAAGTACACTCTGCCCATAGCCACTGCGCTCAAGAGAACGGAGTGGTATGGGTTCGGTCAGGATCCCGCCGAGACCGGTGACCGGCTCTTGAAAAGAGTCCAAGCGTTCAAGCACCAAGATCGTGAGCTCCGTGAGCAACTAGGCTTGCAGTGTGTCGAAACGGATTTCTCGCGCTTCGATTCTACCATCACGTCCATGAGATGCTTTGAACATGAACTCTTGAGCCAGTTCTTCGGACCCGATAGCGAGGCTATTAAGCTTTGGAAGAAACAGCTTAATGCTAAGCTCCAGGTGGGGAAAACCGTGCACACCGCGAAAGGTGCGAGATTGTCGGGCTCACCGGAGACTTCCATATTCAACTCCCTTGATAATGCGTGTGTCGCTTATATGGCTCTCAGGCGGGGTGGCGTAAATGGCCATTCCGCTTGGGGCCTATTGGGAATGTATGGAGGTGACGACGGGGTTTCTTTCGTTGATCCGAAGTTGCTAGAGGTAGTCGTTTCTGACCTAGCAATGTCGATTAAACCCAAGGTCGTGAAACCCGGTGAGCTAATCTCGTTCCTCGGGCGGTATTACGGCGAGCTGTGGGATGGAACCCCAAACAGCTGCTCTGACCCGGAGAGGGTGTATAAGTCCTTGGCCTATTCCACGAGTAGAACACTGGCGTTAGCAGAGGCCTGCTCTTTGAAGCAGCAGGCGTATTGGCTTACGGATGCAGAAACGCCGGTCTTGTCGGAACTGGTCCTCCCCCCCACCAATGACAGCCTTGAGAAATGCGATATGGGAGACATATCGTATGCCGCCTATATGTCCTGGAAGTACCACTCACGTCCCATGAACGTTCGAGCTGAGTGGATGGTAGACCTATGGCGGGGGTATAGGGTGGTGGGAGGGATGATGTGCAAGGATGAGAGGCCCATTGAAGTCACCAACGCAAAGGGTTACCAGGTGGCAGCGGCCGCAGAGCCGAAGCCACCGGAGAAGAAGAAGTTGAAGATTATTAGGGCTGGTTCGGCTCCAACTAATCTAACTATCTCCAGGCCCAGTGCTGGTGGATCACCCGCGGCGCGGCGGGATGTAGCTTCAGCAGTCCCCTTGAAAAAACAAGGGGATGCCGCGCAATGGTAAAGGAAGTGGACAAACTCGCGCTAACGGAAACGGAGGCAAAGGTGGTTCAGGAGGAACTAAGAAAGCAAGTCCTTCAAGCATGGGTAAGAGCGCGCGTGACGGGAATCGCGCACAAGGATCTGGTGGCCAAGTATCGCACCTTTATGGCTCACTACAACGCTCTGTATCCAGGTCAATTCCCGCTGCACGTGGTGGAAGTACCCGTACCTCACCCAGAGATATGATGGTAAGTAAGGAGGAGTACATTGGAGCATTCACAATCACGGCGGCATCCTTCAGCTTGGTGCCACCCTCCGCAACTTTTCCGGGCTTCGATCTGAACCCGGCCAATGGACTACTCTTCCCGTGGCTCTCAAACGTGGCTCCTATGTTTGAGAAATATCAGTTTGAGGCCCTGGAATTCATTCTGACGCCCGGGAACCCTTCCACTGCAGTGGGTAGGTACTACATGGCGGTCGATTATGACTGGGATGATGCGGTGGCTACTACGGCGGTTCAAATGATGCAGAATCATGGTTCCGTGATGGGGTCGGTGTGGGAACCACTGACCCTGCGTGTGGATGCGGCCAAGCTCAACTCGGTGATAAAACAACGGTATGTCGCTGATGCCGTCCGTTACGCGGACTCACAGCGGTTCGTATATGCCGGGTTTCTAATGGTGGGAGCTGTGTCGCCTGCTGCCACCACTTTCGACCTGTCCGTGAGGTACAAACTGGCCCTTATTAATGAGTGCTTGCCCAATACTAGCACCCTGAACACTGTAGG